AGCCCGGTCACAGGCTATCCGGGACGCGGCGTGGAATTGGTTCACAAAGGTCTTCATGACCCGGCGTATGCACCGCAAGATCGTTCTGTTGACGATGACGAGGTGGCACAGCGACGACATCATCGGCCGGATCACCGACCCGGAAAATCCATGCTACAACCCGATCGAAGCGGCGAAGTGGAAGATCATCAAACTCCCGGCAATCGCCGAAGAGGATGACCCGCTCGGGCGCCAGCCCGGCGAGGCCCTTTGGCCGGAACGCTATGACCTAGACTTTCTCCAGTCGCAACAGCGCCTGGACCCGCTCGGCTTCGCCGCGCTCTACCAACAGAGCCCGACGGTGGCCGACGGTACGATATTCCGGCGCGAGAATATCCGCCGCTACCATCCGAACGAATTGCCGGAAGACCTGCGCTTCTACTGCACGAGCGACCATGCCGTCGGCACGAACCAGCGGAACGACTTGTCCTGCTTCGGCAAGGCCGGCGTCGACAAGAACGATAACCTGTGGCTGACCGACATCTTCTGGGAGCGCGTGCCGACCGACGTTGCGGTCGAAGCGATGCTGTCCATGGCCGGTGGCAAGAACAAGCCGATCCTCTGGTGGGCGGAGCGCGGCCATATCTCGAAGTCGATCGGCCCGTTCCTGAACAAGCGCATGATCGAGACCGGAAACTACATCAACCTTGTCGAGGTCACGCCGGTCAACGACAAGCAGACCCGCGCGCAGTCCATCGCCGCCCGCGTCGCTATGGGCAAGGTCTACATCCCGCATGGCCCGAAGTGGGACAAGATGGTTGAACAGATGCTGGCGTTTCCGAACGGCACCCACGACGACGCCGTCGACATGCTTTCCCTTTTCGGCCTCGGGCTCGGAAACCAGTTCGCGCCCTCCCACGCCAGCACCAAACCGCGCCCGAAAGAGGGTTCCTTCCAATGGCTGCGGGAAAATGATAAAGCATGGGAGCGTGCGAAGCGCTCCGCATCCGTTGCCTTTTGAGGAAAGTGTCTCTTATGTCTCTTGACGTCACCGAACAAATGACCGGCGCCGAAGACAATTCGCCTCTTCCGAACCAGGAACCGGCGGGCCAGCCGACGCTGAGCGCATCGGAAAAGAACCTCGTCAAGACGATCCTGAAGCGTATCCGGGCCGACAAGCAGCACCACAAAAAGGCGTTCGATCAGATGCGGGCCGACATGTACATCGCCCGGCACGGTCACGCGCCGGGATACCCGGTCGACTACTACAAGGCCAACATCACGGGCCGGCACATCAAGCAGAAGACCGCCTCGCTCTATGCGAAGAACCCGAAGGCTATCGCGCGCCGTCGCGAGACGATCGACTACCGGATTTGGGACGAGAAGCCGCAGAGCCTGCAAATGGCCTTCCAGACCGTGATGCAGGCGCAGCAGATGCTGGCGATGAACCCCGGCGCCGACCCGTCGATGATCCCGCCGGAGATGATGCAGGCGTTCGAAATGGCGCAGGCCACCGTCGCCGATTTCCAGCAAGGCACGCAGCGCCGGCAGGAAATCATGAAGATCGGCAAGACGCTGGAGATCCTGTTCGCGCAGGCGCTGCGCGAGCAGAAGCCGCTGGACTTCAAGACCGGCATGAAGCAACTCGTGCGCCGCGCCTGCACGACCGGCGTCGGCTATGTCGAACTCGGCTTTCAGCGCGAGACCGGCCCGAAGCCGGAACTGACACAGGCCCTCGGTGATTTTCGCACTCGGCTGGCGCATCTGAAGTCGCTGGCCGAGCGGATCGGCGACACTGAAAACCCGATCATGCCGGACGACCCGGAGATCGCGGAACTGGAAAAATCCATCGCGGCGCTCCAGGCCGAGCCCGAAATCGTGCTGCGCGAGGGGCTGATCGTCGACTTCCCGCAGTCCACGAAGGTCATCCCCGACAAGCTGACCCGCCACCTTACGGGTTTCGTCGGTGCCCGTTGGATCACGCTGGACTACATGTTCACGCCCGACCAGATCCAGGAAATCTTCGGCGTCGACATCGGCAAGAATTTCAACGGTTACACCTATGCCGGTCAGCGGCCGGAGGAGAAATCCTACGCGCAGGTCGCCGCCGATAGCGACCCTGACATGGAGCGCGTAGGCAAGGGCGAGGGCCTTGTCTGCGTCTCGAAGCATTACGACAAGACGTCCGGCCTCGTCTATTACGTGGCCGACGGCTACGATCGGTTCCTGCGCGAGCCCGCCGCCCCGGACGTCTTCGTCGAGGATTTCTGGCCGGTATACGCGCTGACATTCAACGCGGTTGAGAGCGAAGACGAGCTGTTCCCGCCGTCCGACGTGCACCTGATGTACGACATGCAGCGGGAATACAACACCTCCCGCCAGGGCAAGCGGGAGCACCGGAAAGCCGCACGGCCGCGCTACACCTTTGCCAACGGCGCACTGGAGAAGGTGGACACCGAGAACATCGCCACGGCGGAAGCCTTCACGGCGACGGGCCTGAACCTGCCGCCGCAGCAGAAGCTGTCGGACATCCTCGACGTCGTTCCGGTTCCGGGCGTTGATCCGAACCTCTACGACACGGGCGAGATATTCACTGACGTCACGCTGGTCGTCGGCACGAACGAGAGCCAGTTCGGCGGCATCGCCCGCGCCACCGCAACGGAAAGCGCCATCGCGGCCAACGCCTCGGCCTCGTCTGACGGCTCGTCGATCGACGATCTCGACGCCTTCTTGACAGCCGTCGCCCGCGGCGCCGGTCAGGTGCTGCTGCGCGAAATGTCCGAAGAAACGGTCATGAAGGTCGCGGGCCCCGGCGCTGTCTGGCCGCAGATGACGCTGGCCGACATCTCGGACGAATTGTTCCTCGAAGTCGAAGCCGGGTCCACCGGCAAGCCGAACCAGGCCGTCGAGATCCAGAACTGGACGCAGATGCTGCCGTTCCTGATCCAGATGCAGGGCATTGACCCGATCTGGCTGGCCCGCGAAAGCATCCGCCGCCTTGATGACCGTCTCGATCTGACGGAGGCCATCGCGGAAGGCACGCCGTCGATGATGGCCGCCAATCACATGGCGCAGGTCTCGACCGGCGATCCGGCGACCGATCCGAACGCTCAGGGCGGCGAGGGAAGTGCCAATGCGGCGCGACCGACAGAGGAACAGGCCGGCTCTTCGGCCTCGTTCGGAAGCAATCAGACGGATCGTGCTGTCTAGCTTGTCCCGTTTGTATCGTATGTCTTGCAAATTAACCGACAAAAGGTTAATTCTTAACCACCGAAAACAGGAGATCGGCATTGCCACCTGAAATCGAAAACGCCGAAGAGCTTGAAACCTCGACGGTCCAGGACGAAGCGGATGCCTCGCAAGAGGTCGAGCAATCCGCAAGCGCGCAGTCGTCCGGCGCGGAAGACGTTAGCGAAACTGCCGAAGAAGGCACTCTTTCGATCGTTCGGGACGTCGTCTCGAAGACCGAAGCGGCGCCGGTGGCAGCGGCCTCGTCAGCCAGCGAAGTGAACGGTCAAGAGACCGGCGAAGACAAACCCACGACCGAACCGGACAACGAGAATTTCTCCGACGTCCCGTTCAACAAGCATCCGCGGTTCCAGCAAGTCCTCGGGAAACTGAAGGCCGCCGAAACCGACGCGCAGCGTTACCGGAACGTCGAGACGTTCATCGGTGAGCAGGGGCTGACCGGCGACGAAGCCGCAGAACTCCTGCAAATCGGTGGCCTGATCAAGACCAATCCGGTCGAAGCGTGGAAGCGGGTGCTGCCGACGATCCAGCAGCTTGCAATCGCAGCCGGCGAAGTGTTGCCGGAAGACCTGCGCCAGCGTGTACAGGCCGGGGAAGTTTCCCGCGAAGTCGCGATGGACCTGAGCCGCCAGCGCGCCGCCAACCAGTCGCTGACTGCGCGGCAGAATTGGGAGCGTGAAAACTTCCAGCAGCGGCAGGTAGTCGAACTGCAACAGCAGATCGGATCGACGGTCAATTCGTGGGAGAGCGAGCGCCGGGCGCGAGACCCGAACTTCGAAGCAAAGCTGCCCGCCATCGAGCGCGAGGTGGCCTGGCTTCAGTCGAAGGAAGGAAAGCCACGCGACGTCAACGGCGTCCGTGACCAGTTGCAGCGGGCATACACGGCGGTTTCCGCCAGCTTTGCTGCTCCCGTCCAGTCGGCTCCCAAGCCAGCCACGAAGCGCCCGGTCACAGGCGGGCAGGTGAACGGAAATGTTCGCCCTGAACCGACGTCCACCCTCGACATCATCGAGCAGGTCGTGGCGGCGCGCAGGGCTGGCTGACAAGGACTATCGCTATGGCCTTCACGGCAGCAGAAATTCAGGACATCAACAACATGGCCCTGGAGACGTACCTGAACAAGGGTACGATCTTCAAGCAGGACATCGCCAACAAGCCGATGCTGGCCGCTTTCGAGCAGCGGGCGGGTTCGTTCCCCGGCGGCAAGGAGAACGTCTCCTTCCTGGTCGGTTCCGGCTACGGCGGCGGCGCGCTTCAGGGCTACACCGGCGACGATCAGCTCAACCACTACAACCCGACCGGCTCGGTTCGCTTCCGTATGCCGTGGAAGGAACACTACATCGGCATGGTCGTCACGATGACCGAGCTGAAGAACGACGGCGTCGACGTCGTCGAGAGCGGTTCCGACCAGCGCACTCGCGAAATGAGCGGCCGCGAAGCACAGGCCCTCGCCAACATCTTCGACGAGAAGAACGAACGCCTCGGCGCCGACTTCAACTTCTCGAAGGACCGGCTGATCCACGGTGACGGCTCGACCGACACCAAGGCGCTCGCCGGGATCAAGGCGTTCCTGCTCGACAATCCGAATGTCGGCACGACCGGCGCGATCAACCGCGTGGCGAATACCTGGTGGCGCAACGATGCCGCAACCGCTGCCTTCGGCGGCGCGGGCGGCCAGGGCGCGATTTCCTCGGCGAAGACCGATGGCGGCGTACTGATCACGTTCATGGACAAGGCCGCGCGCAAGCGCTCCAAGTACGCGAACGGCCAGACCAACGTGAAGTATTTCTGCGGCTCGGACTTCATCGACGCCTACAAGGCGGAGCTTCGCGCAAACGGCTACTACACGCAGTCCGGTTGGGGCCAGGGCCGTCCCGACGGCTCCATGGAAGATCCGAACCACGGCGGCCTGCCGCTGATTTGGGATCCGACCATGGACGACCTCGGCGAGAGCAAGCGTTGCTATGCGATCGACATGGGCCAGCGCGGTTTGCGCCTGATGTACATGGACGGCAACAAGTACAAGAAGCACAACCCGGCGCGCCCGTATGACCGCATGGTCATGTACAACGGCATCTCCATGACCGCTGTCATGGTTGCGCGTCAGCTCAACACGTCCGGCGTCTACGACATCACCTGATTGAACGTCAGGGCGGCTTCGGCCGCCCCGATCCTTCAACGAAACAAGGAGTAGAGCCATGGGCGCTCTTGCGAATACCACAGTCACTCTGGCCTCGGACGTCGCTAACGACGCAACCGTCGCCATCGCCTATCCCACCGGCCAGACGGCGGCGACCCTCGCGGGTAGCACCGGCGGCAAGCTGAACGTCAACGATGGCGCACTCGGTTCCTGGAGCCAGGGTTCCAGCGGCTTCACGTTCGCGCTCGGCGCGTCGATCACGATTACGAACAAGTCGGGCATCACCTGGCCGGCAGGTTCGAAGATCAACGTATCGTTCGGCGCCACGCCCTACAAGGGTTCCTACAACCTGACGCTTGGCGGCGCCGAAGGCCAGGCACAGGGTCCGACCTTCCGCACGCTGGAACTGACCGCCTCTGGCGCAATTCCCGCCGGCACCGAAGCTGTCGAACTGAACCATGCCAGCGTTGCCATCGCGGCGACTTACACGGTCGTCCCGAATTCGATGCTGATCATCAAGGACACCTCGGCAACCGGCACGGCGGCGCACACCGTCACGCTGACCGGCGGCACGTTCAACGGCACGAACACGGTCGCCACGCTCAACGCGCGCGACGAGTTCCTGATGGTTGCCTTCGACAGCGCGGGCCGCGGGCAGGTCATTGCCAACGTCGGCTCGGTGGCCCTTACGTAACGCCAATCGTGGCGCGGCTCCGGCCGCGCCACGAACCAAAACCAAGCGGAGAAACGACCAATGCAGTTCGCAAATATCATGCTCGCCCTCGGCGGCGACCGCGGAACGACCGTCCCGAAGACCGAAATGTCGGCTTCGGAGATCGCCGTTCTTCAGCTCATTCACGGCAAGGACGCCGTATTCGACGTCGAACCCGTGAAGGTCGACGACGAGAAGGCCAAGCGCACCAGCAGGCAGGAAATCCAGCGGCTCACGGAAATCTACGGCCGCGCGCGCGTGCCCGGCTCCGACGGCAACGACGTTCCGGTCATCAGCGTTCTCTTCCCCGGCGCAGCCGCGCAGGCGATCCAGAACCTCGACGATCTCGACATCCCCCACGAGTTCTTCAAGGCCAAGTCGCGCGTCACTGCCGACGGCGACGAGCAGGATGCCGATGAAGGCGACGGCCTCGACAAGATGACGAAGTCGGAACTGCTCGAAGAAGCCGAGAAGCGCGGCGTCCAGATCGACGCCGGCAGCAAGAAGGTCGAAATCATCGCCGCAATTCGCGCCGGCGGCGAAGGCACAGAAGACGAAGTCTTCGCGTAACGGAAGCAAGACATGGCCCGCAAACAGACACTGCTGAAGCTGCTGAATGATTTGCGGGCCGAAGCGCGCTTGTCGCTAGATCCGGCTCACAACGTGCAAGCCCGCCCCGCCCAGGTTCTGCTGCTTCAGCGCGTGCAGGAGCGGCTGTGGGAAGATTTCACATGGCCGCATATGCGCGTCGAGCGACAGATGGCGGTCGCCGCCGGTCAGCGTTACTATGCGCCGCCGACCGACATGCGGATCGACCGTATCGAGAAGATCGAGGTTTTTTCCGACGGCTGCTGGCGCGAGCTGGAGCCGGGCATCGACGCGCATAATCTCAGCGCCTGGAACAGCGATCTCGACGAACGCAACTGGCCCCCGCGCCGGTGGCAGATTTATGAAGACGAGACGGTCGAAATCTGGCCGATTGCCGACACGAACGGCGACGCGACAACGCGCGAAGGCTACCTGAAATTCACCGGCATCCGCAACCTGAACCAGTTGGTCGACGACGGTGACCGCGCCGATCTCGATGACAGGCTGATCGTTCTGTACGCCGCGGCAGAAATGCTGGCGGCGGGCGGTGCGAAGGACGCGCAGTTGAAGCTGGATCAGGCCAACGCGATTTACACGAAACTGCGCGGCAATCTCACCCCGCGCAAGCAGTTCCGCATGTTCGGTATCGGCGAGCCTCTTCCGCCGCGCCGGATCGTGATCTCGCAGTACCGTCGCCCGAGCAACTGACATGGCTCTTGTGCACATCAAGGAATTTCTCGGAGGTCTGGACACGCGCCGGATGCCCGAGACCACGCCGGGCGGCGTGTTGATCCAGGCTGTCGATTGCCACATCACCGCCGGCGGGGAGGTCGAGAGCCGGGCCGCCTTCGTGGATGAGTACACCCTGCCGGCTGACACGTTCGGCCTAGCTGCGACCCGTTCGCAACTGGTCGTCTTCGGCAGCGCCGCTGCGCCGACGATGCCTTCCGGCGTCACCTACCAGCGCCTTCAGCACCCGGACGGAACGCCGACGCTTGTCTCCGTTCCGTCATGGGACCTCTACGCCGGCAAGGTCTATGCGGTCGGCGTCTTCTCGGACGGCTCGCGGCATCACTTCTACGATGGAACCCGCGTCACCGACTGGTTCGACGGCCGTGCCCGCGCTGTTTTTTCTGTCGTTTCCGGCGGCACCACGCCCGCGACATCGGCGACAGCCTCTTTCCGCGTCACCGACGGGTCTTCAGGCACCGGCAACGAAATCACGTCCGTTACGGCGAACGGTGTCAGCCTCATGGCGTCTGCGGTGGCGCACACCGGCGATAACGTCACGACGGCCGCCGCAGTCGCCGCAGCGATCACCAGTCACACGTCCACGCCGGATTACACGGCGACATCGGACGGCGACACGGTCACGATAACGGCGGCCACGCCAGGAACGGCGGCAAACGGTCGCGTTCTGGCGGTCACGCCCGACGGCGACGTCACGGTCGGCTCCATCGTCAGCTTCGCCGGCGGGACCGCCGCGGTCACGTCGCAGATTACCGACATCAAGATCGACGGCGTGTCGGTCATCGGCAGCGCCGTCGACTACGACACGGACAACCCGACGACGGCAGAAGCCATTGCGGACGCCATCACGGCCGACGTGTCGACGCCGGAGTACACGGCCATCTCCGTCGGCGAGACTGTCGTCATCTCGGCGACGGACGCCGGAACGGAGGCCAACGGTCGGGCTGTCGAAGTCACCACGGCGAACAGCTTCGTCATCACACCCACCACCTTGTCGATGTCCGGCGGCGCCACCAGCGAAGACACGTTCACGCCGGGCAAGTTCGTGAAGACGATCGGGTCGAAGATGAACTCGCTTTCCGGGCCGAACTGGCATTTCTCCGGTATCCGCGAGCCGACCAAGTGGACCACCGACGCCATCGGCGCCGGTTTCGTCGACCTGTCGACGTATTCGTCCGGCTCGGAAGAGCTGCTGGCGATTGCGCGCTATCAGGAGAGCGTTGCCATCTTCTCCGAGACGAACGTCCAGATCTGGTTCTCCGACCCGGACCCGGCGCTCAACACGCAGACGCAGATCCTGAACAACACCGGCACGTCGGCGCAAAACTCCGTCACGCAGTTTGGCGATAGCGACATTTTCTATCTGAATGAGAGCGGCATCCGGTCGTTGCGAGCCCGCGACAGTTCCAACGCCGCCTCGACCTCTGACATCGGCGTCCCGATCGATGGCTTGGTGACGGAAGCGCTGGCCGGCGTCAGCGTGCTCGACCGGGACAAGATCGTCGGCCTGATCGAGCCACGCGACGGCCGGTTCTGGATGATCATCGGCGCCCAGGTTTTCGTCCTGTCCTACTTCAGAGCGGAGAGAACGGTCAGCGCATGGACAACCTACACCCTTCCCGACGAGATCGTCGCAGCGATCGTCTTCAATCGACGGGTCTGGCTGCGCGTTGGAAGCACCGTCTACGCCTATGGCGGAACCGGAGCGGAACGAACCTACGACGATACGGAGTGTGTCGTCCGCACACCTTTCCTCGATGCGGATAACCCGACGCAGCGGAAATATCTGAGCGGGGTCGACGTCGCGGCTGAGGGTGAGTGGGAGATATACGTCTCGGCAGACGTCAACGCGCCGGATGAGAACGAGCTGATCGGCATCATCCGGGACAGCACCTTCATGGATGGCAGGATCGCGGCCCGCGGCTCGGCCTCGCACTACTCCTTCACGTTCAAGAGCCGCGGGACCGGCCCGCACAAGCTCGGTTCGTTGATCGTTCACTTCCAGGTCGACCAGAGTGCCAAGAATGAGAATTGACGTCACGACCCCGGAGAACGTCAGATACGTCGCGGAGCGGATGCGAGACAGCGACTACCGTGAATTCTCGGCACTGTCCCGTACGAACAGCCGCGAGGAACTGGCCGCCGATCTGGTTGCTGCCTACGGCGAGCATTCGAGCGGCATCTGCGCCTACGAGGGCGGCGAGCCGGTCGCGGCGGGCGCCATGGTCGAAGGACGGCCGAACGTCATGACGCTCATGTTCTTCGCGACGGACGCCTTCCCGCAGATTGCTCTGCCGTTGACGCGCTTCATCACGCAGAACCTCTTCGAGAAGTACCGGGCAAACGGCGTGCATCGGATCGAATGCGTGTCGATCGAGGGCTATGAGCAGGCGCATCGCTGGATCAAGCTGCTCGGGCTGCACCACGAGGCCGTTTTTCCCGGCTTCGGCAAGAACGGCGAGGCGTTCCACTCCTTCGCATGGGTGAAGCCATGAAGGTGCGTTTTGCGCAAGAAAGAGACTTTCGAGACATCCTGGAGATGGGCCGACACAACTGCGAGCAGACCATGCCGGGCTCGCCCTATGAGCCTGAGCGCGTCGCGAAAACCTTCCAGACCTACTTGGAAACCGGCAATCCGAGCTTCTTCGTCGTCGAAAAAGCGGAGAAAGTGGTCGGTTTTTTGCTCGTTGGTTTCGGAGATTACGATTATCGGTCTGGCTTTTTCACGATACAAAAGGTACTTTATGTCAAGCCGGAAAATCGCGGAACTCGGGCAGCCGCTCTCTTGATGAAACATCTGGTCGACTGGAGCCGCGAATTGGGCGCTTCAGAGATCGTAGGCGGAAACGACAACGACTTTCAGTCAGACAGAACATCGAAGTTCCTGGAGCACTTCGGTTTTCGGAAAGTCGGATACGCCATGACAATGAACCTAGAGAGCGACAATGGGCGGTAAAAGCGGCGGCGCGCAGAAGGCGGAAGCGGAACGAGCAAGGGCGGAAGAAGAAGCCCGGCAGCAGCGCATCCGGCAGGGCACTTCAGCCATCAATTCCAAATTCAGCCAGTTCAACGATGACTTCTATCGAGGCATCCGCGACAGCTATACTGACTATGCGCTTCCGCAGCTCACCGAGCAGCGCGACAAGGCGGCGAAGGATCTCACTTTCTCGCTGGCCCGTTCCGGGCAGTTGGATGGTTCGGTGCGCGCGCAGAAGTCCGGCGAGCTTCAGAAGCTGTTCGACCTGAACGAGCAGCAGGTCCGCGATCAGGCGCTCGCCCAAGAGAACCAAGCGCGCAACAACGTCGAGAATGCGCGCGCTGACCTGATCGGGACGCTCAACGCGACCGGCGACAATCAGCAGGCCGTCAACTCGGCCCTGTCGCGGGCCACGATCCTGACGCAGCCGCAGGCGTATAGCCCGCTCGGCCAACTATTCACCGATTTCACGGCGCAGCTCGGCAATCAGGCCGCGCGCGAACGAGCCGCGGCCGCCAGCGGCGGGACCTACAAACCCGCTTTCAACACTGGCTGGTTCGGCGGCCAGGGCGACGTCGTTGTGAGGCGATAAGATGGCCGAGACGGAAACCACGCTACGCACATGCACTCGCTGTCACGAATGCCACCCCGCGTCGTTCTTCAATCGAGACAAAACACGCGCGGATGGTGTGTACCCGCAGTGCAAGAACTGTTCTCGTAAGGCGGGGTTAGCGTCGAGAGCGAAACACTACGAGAAGCGTATCGAAGGTAATCGCCGCTGGAAGAAAGAAAACGCGGAGCGTCACCGCGAGTACAATATCAAATGGGTGCGCGAGAACCGGGAAAAGGCCCGCGTTTACTGCCGTAGTTACAGAGAACGATTCCCCGAAGTAGTCGGGAAATGGCAACGTGAAAACCGAGATCGCGTGCGGGAAAATCAGCGCCGGTGGGTGGACGAAAATCGCGATCGTAGGAACGCGCTAGCCCGACTTAACGATAAAGCGAACCCGACCCGTAGGCGCGCCAAGAACGCTAAGTATCGGGCCTCGTTGTCGAAGGCGACCCCATCATGGGCGGATCATGAAATGATCGCGCTGATTTATTCGGAATGCCCTCCGGGGTACGACGTCGACCACATCTTCCCGCTCAAGGGGAAAAATAGCTGTGGCCTGCACGTCGTAGAAAATCTTCAGTACCTGCCGGCTTCGGAGAACCGCAGGAAGTCCAACAAGGTGCCGGCTGTGCAGGAGGCCTGGTGAGATTTGTGATCCGTTAAGCATAGCGGGCTTAGTGATGACGGCGGGCTCCACCGTCGCGAACACGATCGCCGCGAAGAAAGTCGACAAGGCCCGCGCCGAAGCGATGGCGACCGAACGCATCCGTCAGGGCAAGCTCGACCGAGAGGCCGAGGCGCTGAACCTGACCTCGCGCGAGCGGTACACGGATTTCGGCGGTCAGCAGGAAGCGCGCGGCTCGAAGCTCGGCGATTACTTCACCGAGAACGAAGCCGCTGCCGCCGAGAACAACCAGCAGGCCGTCGATGCGATGCTGCCGACCAGCGGGTCCAAGATCACGGTCCAGGAGGCCAACAAGCAAAGCGGGCTGGCGAAAGCCTTCACCGACCAGCAGGGGCAGGCCCTCGGTCAGCTTCGGGCTTTCGGTGATGTGCTCGGCGGCATCGGCCGCGAACAGGCGCGTGACGCCGGCACGGTCGGTCAGATCAATTCGTTCAAACGGGCCTCGTCGGGCATTGTGCCGTTGGAGCTGGAAGTGGCGAACAACGCCGGCAACGGTGCGCGCATGTTCGGCGACATCCTGAACCTCGGCGGGTCGCTGGCGCTGAACAAGGGTCTTGGCGGCGGGGCGGGGCTGAACTATTTCCCGCCTGTGCCGAGCATGTCGAGCGTATCGACCAATAACCTGCTTCGCTAAGGAAACACTAATATGCCCGTGCGCAGTTCTCCTTATTTTAATGACCCCGCGCTCGCGCAGGCGGCATCGAATTTGAGTGCCCTTTTCGCCCCCGCAGAGGCGGCCAGCGGCTCCGACGCCGCAGGGTATGCAACGGCTGACGCGAAGCGCGCCGAAATGAACCGTCTCGGTCAGTATTTTCAGATGTCCCAGGACCCGAAGGTGGACCTTGACACATTGAGCCGGGTCGGCATCGGTACTGGTCTCCTGAACTTCACGAACAGCAAATATGCCGTCGACCAGGGCAACATCAACAATCTGGAGCAGCGTCGCCTGATGGAACAGGGGCTGATGGATCGTCAGCTCATGAACCCGATTGCGGTCAATCAAGACCAGAAGGTTTTCCTGCCTCCGGCGCTGTCGGAGAAGATCGATATGCCAGCGGTCCTCGAAGGAAATCGCAGCCCACTCACGGGAACGCAACAGGAAGCATCTGAGCGTCAACGTTTGATCGAAGCAGGCGTCATCACCGACGACATGATCGCCCAGGACTATCTCGGTCAGCGCACGCCGGTACAGGCCCTCGGCTCGGACGGAAAGCCGGTCTACATGTCGCCGGGCGAGGCTGTGCGGCGCGGCTCGACGCCGGTCGAGAAGGGGCCGCAGACGGTCGTCAATATGGGGCCGAATGGGATCGACTACGGCGATCCGGGCAAGGGCCTCGCGTGGGCTCGCGACGCCGAAGGAAAGGTTAAGCTGGACGAGCGCGGCGCACCGATTGCTATCCCGTTCCAGGGCGGTGAAGTCTGGCAGAAACAGAAGGCCGCCGAAGAAGCAGCGGCGGTAGGCGACGCGCGATCTGACACGAAGAACAACATCGTGCTTCAGGACATCGATCGCGCGCTCGGGATGATCAATGACAGCCCGTTGTTGACGACGGGCGTCGGTAATCAGATCACCGGCGCCATCGGCGGAACGCCCGCGCATAATGTGAACGCCATTCTGGATACGGTGAAGGCCAACGTCGGTTTCGATCAGTTGCAGGCCATGCGCGATGCATCGCCGACCGGCGGCGCGCTCGGTCAAGTGTCCGAGTTTGAAAACAAGCTCTTGCAGTCCGTGCTTGGCAGTCTGGAAACGTCACAGAGCAAGGACCAGTTGGAGTTCAACCTGAAACGGCTCTACAAGGTCGTCGACGAAATCGTGAACCGTGGCGTGACGCCGGAAAAAGCCAGCCAGATGAATTTCGACGGCAACGGCGGGGGCACGCAGGTTGGCACAGGTCTGGCAACCGGGACGCCGGACGGCACGATTATCGAGAACGACGCCGGCGACCGGATGATCCGGCGTGGCGGAAAGTGGGAGCCCTACAATGGCCGATGATTTGCCTCCGGGGTTTCGCGTCGTTCAGAGCGCAGGCGGCGCAGGCGGTGCAGGAGCCGCCGGTTCGGATATGCCGGCGGGTTTCCGCGTCGTCACGCCAGCGGCAGAAACAACCGGCCCGCGCGACGAAGCCACGGTTCAGGCCGAATACGACGCGATGCCCTGGTACGCTAAGGCCGGGACAGCGGCCGATGATGTGATGCGCGCTGTCGCAAACGGTATGACCTTCGGTTTCGCCGACAAGCTCGCCGGAACTCTCAATGGCGAGGGCACAGAGGCCGAGCGCGCAAAAACCGCCGAAGCGGCCATGCGCGGTGGTTCCGCGTCCACAGCAGCCACGATCGGCGGCAGCGTTGCGACGGGCCTCGGCGCGGCACGAAACGGTGCGACCTTGATCGGCCGTTTCGGGACGGGCGCCATGACCGGTGCGAAGGGCCTCGGCGCACGCGCGGGGCTCGCGGCCATCGAGGGCGCTGGCTACGGCGCGCTGAGCGCCATGGGCCAGGACGAAGATATCAGCGATGGCGCATTGATGGGCGCGATTACGGGCGGTCTGGCAAGCCCTGCGCTGGAAGCCGCGCAGGCAGGCATTCGTGGCGTTCTCCGCGGCACCTCGCCGACGTCAATGACGATAGAAGAGGCCCGTGCAGCAGGCCAGCGCGCCTACGAGGCCGCTGATGCGGCCGGGGTTGCGTTCACGCCGCAGGCAGTCGATCGCGTCAGGAATACTGTCACGCAGCAACTGGCCGACTTCGGGTATGATCCGGCCTTGCAGCCGGGTGCGGCGGCGGTGCTGAAGCGGCTGGACGATCTCGGCGGCCAGAACGTCACGCTGAAGGGGCTGGAGACGTTGCGCAAGGTCGCCAGCAACGGATACGTGCGAGGCAACCAGTCGAACAATCGCGTCATCGACATGCTGATCGAGAACATCGACGACGTGGTTTCCAACCCGGCCGCTGGTGACGTTCTGATGGGCGACGCGCAAGCAGGGAACGCCGCATTGCAGACCGCTCGCGACATGTGGCGGCGTGCGTCGCGGGGCGCTCAGATCCAGGGCGCCCTGACAGATGCCGAGTTCCAGACAGCGCGTTCCGGCTTCGGCGGGAACACGGACAACCCGGTTCGCCAACGGCTAGACAGTATCCGCAAGAGCGGCGCGAGAGGCTTTACGCCCGACGAGCGCGAGGCCCTGGAGGCAGCGATCACCGGAACGCCGATCCAGAACGTTTTTCGCCGACTTGGTGCATTCTCGCCAGATCGAGCCTTCGGGTCGATCACGG